AGTTATAAGGAGGAACATCCATTTTGGATAAAGCATTCCTGGTCTCCATAAAATCTTTGATGCTTTCTTGTTCCTTTTCTGATTTTGAAACCAATTTTTGCTCCCATTCTGCCATGCTTTCAATTCCAACTGGAAAATCAGATGGCTCAGGGGGAAATACATTATCTCTAAATTTCAACGCATAGATGTGTTTGCAATAACGTAATTCATCCAGGAGTGGTGTCCAGGTGTCATTAACTGCGGTAACCGTAATTTGTTCGATGGAGTTTGCGTCAGTTGTCTGTGTAACTGATGCATAATCTTCGAAGACAGGTAAGCCTTCTGGCGTTGATCCACGAATAGCAATATTGCTTGTACTTCTTACATACGTTGCACCGAAATCTGCATACACCCCTGGATTATCTCTTGTTGATCGTCGATCGGTAGGAGCATTATCTGTCACTTCATAGTTCAAACCAAAGTTATCAGGCGACGTAACTTCCAGGGATCTATTTTGATTTGACTTAGTCATACTGGAGTTATCAATAATTCCGTCACGTTTAGTTATTTCAAAACGCCCTGGTTTTAATGTAGCCAAACTAGTACGTGGGAACTGTCGCCTATTTGATTCTCCTTTTGAACTTAAATATGCATATTCCCTACGTGTGAAATCTTGGCAAGTGCAAGAGTAACGCGAACCAGAATTAAGAAATCTACCTGGAGTAAAACCAATTGGAGAAGGTGTGATAAAAGCCCCGTCAGGGCTCACCTGCACAGATCCGGCCTTCTTGAAGGTGAGTATACCTGTGTCCTGGTTAATGGCCACTACAACGGCTTGTACATAGCCGTAACGCGTTTGTGTAGCTGGGTTGATTGTATCTTGATCAATAATCTCACCACTAACCGTAAGGATACGATCTTCAAAGATTTCTGTGTTAGCTGGTTTCAATCCGTTGGGTTCTCCTGCAACAGGAATGTAAAAAGGAGAAGGTAAGGGATTTGATGCGCTCCAGGTGCCCGCTAACTTTACGTACCAGAAATTTTTATCTTCTGTAACTGATTCAATGAATAAGTTTTGACTGCTAACTGGATCAGTAAGTTGATCTGTACGAATAGAACCAGCAAACCTCCAAATAGACCACTGCATTCCAAGCTCTTTATTGCTCGTGGGGTAACCAATGAAAGCACCTGAGATTACGGTTGCAGGATTACCACTGGATGTTGTATTAGGTATTTCGTAACGGAAACGATATGTGTAGTCGTTATTATAAAAAGTTGCCGTAGCAAGTTCATAGCCTCTACGCCAGCGACCAGGCTGATTCTCTATTTACAGCATAGAGCGAATCAGGTACTGATCCTCTAGAAAATTCTGTCGTAATAGGTTTAACCGGACGAGGATCGAATTTCTTCGCCCGGTCAAAATTACCAAAAGAGCTTCCACTCTTTTTCGGCATCAGAAGAATCCGCCTTGTGCAGTGACGTGAGCACCTGGTGTGTAACCAGAAATGTTCAAACCATCAGGAAACACACCAACGTAAATGCGATCACCACGCTCCAGATAAATACCTTTATTGCGCAGAGGGGCGGTGGGACCAAGACCATTGGTATTACCTGCGCTAACAACAGGTGTTGCAAGCTGAGGAAGAAGATCAGAGCAATCAACGGTGCCACTACCTGCTGGCACAGTTTTTGCAAAAAGTACGCGGTAGTCACCTGATGCAGGAATAGGTGTCGTCGTACCACGGGTGTGATAAAAAACAAAGGTGACGTTGGGCTGATCTCCCCATGACACACCGTTGTACAGGAAGCCTGAAGAAGAGCCGCCTGAGTATTCAAAAGCTGTATTGATACCTGTCAGAGTAGTTGCACCTGTATAGGTGTAATAACCATAGCCACTTGCAGGAGCTGGAGTAACGATACCTGTTTCAGCAACAAAAACAACTTGACCGCTAGTAAGAGAAATTACAGAGCCAGAGCTAGTTGTATTAACAGTGTAATCAGCAGGACGATAGAAATCGTTACGAGTAATGGTGATTGAATCAACTACTCCACCACTGTTGTTATCTTCTTGTAGAGCAGCATCCATATCCACGAGGATAGAGGGTGCTTGTCCACCTTGGACGAAGAGTGTATTGGCAGTAGAACTACCAACAGTTTGAGTGGTTACACGAACCGAATCAAAAAGCGGCCTATCAACCAGGAGCGGTTGCTTGTTTGTACTAGTTGAAGACAATGTTCTACTTCCTTTTTATAGACATTATAAAGCTTATTGACTAAGCAAGCCTAATACTTCTTGCAGGCCAAACTGCGGACGTTGCTGGAACAATGATTGCATCATTTGTCCTTTCATTGTATCAAGAAAAGAACGAGCTTCAGGTCTTGACTCCTCTTCACCAGATAAATTGATGTTGATGCTAACTGGCAATCCCAAAGGATTTTGGAATTGTTTTCTTAACTTTCTTTCTTGTTTTTTTGTAAGTTGAGGTGTAGCACCAAACGTTTGTGTTTCTTGCGGTTGACCGAAAACTTTTTGCAGATCACCAAGTTTTTTGACAGGTTGACCGTAGTAACTCTCCCCACTTTCCGTGGGAAGAGAAGCCCATTCTGGTGCTAGTGCAGAAGAAACACGCTGACTAAAACCTTCTTTTTCAAGTGTTGATAAACCACCGATAGGCATTAAGCGATTACGCAGCAAACGTGTAGCAGCAAGATCTTGACTCTGTGGACCAAAATCAGATAAACCTAATGCTTTTGCTTGTGATTGCCAGGTGCCGGGCATGAATTGATATGCACCAGCAGCTGCGCTTGCAATCCCTCCTCCCTGAATAACCTTGTCTGGATGGCGCTTTAGATCAGGTGCTAAGCCACCGCCAAACATGACGCGATAGGAATCGGGTCCACCACGTTCAGTTCCTTCCGCAAAACGAATAACTCGCAATGCGTTTTGAACGGCAGGTGTTGAAACGTATCTTTGTAGTAATTCGCGTTCTGTCATTTTTATTGCCTCATTCAGCTACCCAATTTGATTGTGCTTTCAGACCAGGGGTAAATACTGTTTGCGTAATTGCAACCAGGGATACGGTGGCTGCTAAGCGTTTAACAAAATTAGGGCAGAGAATCATCGTGATAAAGCAACAACACTGGCTCCCATGAATCAAAGATCCGTGTCCAGCTGGATGGTCTTACATGCTACGCAATGCCAAGGTATTATTCTTTCGTTTGATTAATTAATTCCTGGAATTTTTTCCGCATTTCTGCATCAACTTCTAAGCCGCCTGCACCATAAGTAGGTTGCATGTTGAAAGAAGGAAATCCTTGTGGTGCGTTTAAACCAGGAGGTGGGGTCGGGATCATTTGTGATTGCAATTGATAACCCATTCCTTGCCTTGCCGCTTGACCTGCTTCATTACCAATCAAGGCTTGTTGAACTGCACTGTAACCAACTTGGCCAGGTTGGAGATTCTTTGCAAGTGTTGGGTTTGCGGCAGCCCAAGTGGCCATCCCTTGATCGCGTACTTTGGCACGTGCGTCAGCAATCTCTTGTTTTTGCATGTCGGGATTAGATTTCACCATTGCCTCCACGCGTGCACGCTCTTGTTGATAAGCACGATTCTGCGCAGCGTAGGGATCTAAAGAAGGGTTTGCTCCAGGGGGCACCGAAGTTGGTGAACTAAACATTCCTTGCTGACCAGGGAATCCAGCGCCTGGGCGAAAACGTTCGGCTGCTGCACCTGCTGCTAATTCTGTCTGCTTGTAATCAGCGGGGAGACCTGGCATCGGAGGACGCTGCACAGAAATCCCTCGTGTACCGATTTGGTTCCTATTTAAGAAATCAGCTGCACCTTGTAACGCTCCGGTGACACCTTGGAAGGCGCCTGCATATGGCATTTTTCCCCTGCCAAGGAGATTTGCCATGTACATAATCTCGTTGGTAATTTGATTACCTGTGGGATTACCTGCCATACTTACCTCCAATTCTCCATTAAATAGATACGTGAGCCAACAGCGGTGTCAGCAGGACCAGGTAATGCCTGGATGAATTCAGCACCAGATCTTTCGTAACGATATCTGGCTTGGAACGGATCTTTATAGTTTGGTACATAAAGAATCTGTGCCAAACGATTGGTTTCGTAGAGATAAATCTCGTCCCAAACCTTTAAAGCTTCCTTTGCATTGCTGGATCGAATTGTACGATCAACGTCACCAGCAATACTTTCCAAACGGGTGGAAGGTGAGGTTGCAACTTCTGTTTTCTTTTCAGCCGTATCACAACGACCAATCTGAATAGCTACCTTATCGTAAAAATACGAATCAGGAATCGTATTCATTGCTTCTTCCAACCTGGCATAATCGCCTGCTGGCACAGAAACAGTGAAGTAGCCCAGGTGATACCGGACTCTACTCTTATCAAAATCAGATAGCTGCACCGTTTATTTCCGTTTGTTTTTTATTATAAATGCACTGAATTAAAAGAATTTCCAAGATAAAACCCCTGGTTGCCCAGGGGATAAAATCCTTAAACTCTGATTAAATCAGCTGCAAGAACTGCGTCCCAATCAACCCTTTTAATCTGTTTTAACTGTTCGAGATTATTAAACCTTTCACCCGATAAGGACATCTGAAGATCTTTAATCTCTCTAGCTGTTTTAAGTCCAATACCTTTAATATGATCAGCGATCATTTGAGGTGTTGCACCATTAATGTTTAACCGATTATCAGGGGGAAAAGTGCGAGGTTCTTCTTTTGCTGCTTTATCTTTTACCTGAAGAGTTTTAACAGTTTTTGTTGCAGCCTCATCAGGTGTAATTTCAGTTTTATAAGCAGTGAAAAGGCGACCATCCTGATCTTCGACCATGAACCAATCGCCATTATCCCATTCGCTTACAACCTTGACACGTGCACCTGTTTTTTTGTGCTGATAAAGCATCGAAGGAGTAGTTGTCATAAGACCTGTAATTTACTGGTCTTAGTTTAACTTATCTCTTTTATCACGGGGAGACAACACGGCCAAGCAGATAGCCATCGATGTCTTCGTAACCAGGAGCAACATCAGGTTGGATGTAGCACACTTCAACGATCAGATAACCAGTGCGGCCAGCAGTGGAATCAGCGCTCGAAATGTACCAACCACCACCTGCAGTAGTACCAGTAAGGGTGGTACGGGACTGAACGTTATAGGTAGTAGCAGCAGTCACTTCACGATAAACCTTGCCTGCGCTATTACCAGCGGCACCGGTAGCTGTCAGGAGAGGAACTGCACTGTAAGCAGCAGAACCACCAGCGAAATAAATCTCACCGGGCTGGCTGCCAGAGGTGGTGGACTGAAGGTTTGCCTGGGAAACAGCTGCGCCAACACCTGCGTTGGATTCAAGGCCAGGACCAAAGGTGATGATGTTACCGGTTGCGGCATACACACCGGAAGCAACGCGGCCATCGCCCCAGCCAGAGGCAACGGAAACTGTTGCGCGATACACATAAGCAGGAAGGGTGCTGCTGCCGGAGATCACCATACCGGTGATATCTGTGCGGGTATCGTCATTCCGATAAGGGGAAGGAACGATAACACTGCCAGAGGAAACAGCACCGCCACCAGAAGTGTTGGTAACAGGAACGTAACCACGCTGCTGGAAGTAACGGTAGCCAGGAGTTGCCAGCACACAGGTGGGGCCACCCTTGGAGTTGTTGTTGTTACCGTCATCGTTGGTATCAATGTTTTTGTACCAACCGTTGAGGGGTTCTGCCCAGTTACCTGGGTAGATTTTCTTAGCGGACAAATAGGTCATTTATCTTTTCCAGTAATGTAAATGTATGGATTAATTATCAGACGGAACCATCGTCTTGGATGAAGCTGAATGCGGTGGTAACGAAGTCCTTGTTCAGGATTTCAAAACCTGCATACAGTTGCCAGATCAGGATGATGAAGCGGCTGAAGTCGTCGTTGTTGTTGATGAGCACCTGAGCGTTCGGGCCGCCGATACCAACACCAATCGACTGGGGACCAAAGAAGTAACCTTGGGCAACTTCCTGGGAAGTGTAGGTGGAACCAGCATCAAACGAAGCGTTGACGTTCTTGATGGGGAAGTTGGTTGATTCGAAGAACTTCACACCTTCAAACTGAACACCAGTAGGCATCACGGGCTCACCGGCAAGGAAGTAACCTTGACCAGCCTGGGGACCCATGTAGAAGCTGGCGTTGTTAGGCATCATGGGATTACCCATGTACATGCCTTGACCAGGAGCACCAGCGTAACGAGCGATCTCACGGAAGTCTTGATCACGACGCAGATGCATCATGAAGACGGGATCGCAAATGCAACGATACAGACCATCAGCAAAGGTAGGAACGTTACGCTTACGCAGATCCTTAACGACGGTCAGAAGATCGGTACGCACCTGGAACTGCTGGTTTTGGCTTTGATACTCAGCAACGCTATAGGTGATTTGACCGGAAGCATTCTTTTCCTTAGCACCAGCGAAGTAGTAACCGCCTTGTGTGGTGGAGGCAGCACCGTTTGCTTCTGCTTTGGCGAGTTCATCAATGAACACACGATCACGCCAACGGCGATAATCATCGAGCAGGGTCAGGGAACCGATGCTCTGGTGGAACATATTCAGGTTACCGGTATCCAGCAGCAGACGCTGAGCGGTAATCAGAGTTTCACGAGCAATCTTAAAGGTGCTAGGCTGAGTGGGATCACCCGGATCAGCAGGGCCAGTGTATTCTTTCAGAACAACAAGCACCTTTTCCTTGGTGATGTTGCGGCTATTGGCAGTACCAATGGTCTGATCAGAGATACGCTCACGGCTATCCTTCGTACCAGGGGTACCCCAGAACTTATAGCGATCTAACTGAACGGTTTGACCGGGCTGACGAGTGAAATCGTGGACAACCACGGGCTCCACAGCCATTTCGGTAACATAAGCAGGGTGAGGACGATAAAGTTCCGCACCTAAAATCTTTGGAAAATCGTTATCAATGAACACTTTGTTTTATCCTCCAGTGTCGCAGGAAGTGTTTTTTATCAGGTGAAAGATTCAGACATTGATATGTCTTATCTATCACAAATTTTAGCAGTTGGTAATTTATTTATTACATGTACTGCATAGTAGGCGCTTTATAACGTGCACCAGAAGAATTACTAGAACCGTATGACTCAGGATCAATAGCTTGTTGTTGTGGCATTAACGCATTACCAATGCTATATAAGCCTTGACCTGCACCAATTCCACCAAGGGTTCCTAAGCCAAATTGACCGGCAGTAATTGCTCCTTTGGCAAGCTGTTCTACAGGAATATTTTCGGCTATATCGGCACCTTTAAGCAAGACATTCTGGAGATCTCCTGCCATCGTACCAACGGTACCTGGACCTTCATAACGATCTAATCCAACTGCACCACGACGCAATGCATCAGATACTTTTTGTGTGCCTTTTTTACCTGTCTTTATCAATTGAGCTGGTGCATCCTGGAGGTAGCGGCCAGCAAGCTTAAAGCCGCCTACGCCACCTCCTAAGGTACCCAGCCCAGCCAAAAGGGCGGGAATCATGAACTCACTCCATTACAAAAAGCTTGTTTGCAACAACTTGAGGCTGAGCTTGGTTCAGGATGCGCCAGGCTTGGCTGGGATCGACATCCATCTGTTGCTTGAAGTTACCCCAGAAGTTTTCAGGTTGCTGAGGAGCTGCTGCGGTAGGAGGAGCAGGGAATTGACCCAGGGCAGAATCAATCGGTGCAGTGGGATAACCACGGGTTTCCAATTGAGCCTCATCCTCATACACAGGATAGGGACCTTCAGGACCAAAGAACTTCAGCGTGTAATCGCTAAGTACATCAGGATTGGTCAGGATCTCGTTATATGCCAGGTTCTCCTGGTGTTCGTTAACACTGAATTCGGCATAACCATTCAGTAGTTCTTGTGCTTTGCCGCCCCAGGCAACAGCACTATCCAGCATGTCTTCCAGCTGGAGAGCGTAATTATTTAGAATTGCGGGAGCTTCTGTTCCGTACGCGCTTACCACGTTCCGGCTTTCCGGGCTCCACTCCAGGAGATTCGCTACGTCCTCCAAGGATTGAATCGAGGAAGTTTGGGAAGAGTTGGGCGAGTAAGCCTGGTTGGGTGATGAGATCTGCGGAGCCGATTGTTGCGTACCCAGGTTGCTGGGCGGCTGGCCGTAGTTGGCTGGACTGTACTGCGTCGTCTGAGACGGTTGACCCTGGAACGGGGATTGAACTGGTGCGCTCAGCAGATTCACCACCTTGTTGAACGCCGATTCCCATGGGTTGCCCTGGGTTTCCGGTTGGGATTGGGGGGCGTACTGAGTAGGGGCTGATTGGTAGCTGGGGGCTGCCTGTGGTACCGCCTGAGGGTAACTGGTACCCACCTGATACTGGACTGGTGCTGCCACTGGAGCTTGCGCCGGAGCCGGAGCCACGTAGCTGCTCGGAGCCACCGCTGCCGGAACTTGGCTCGTCTGTGGGATCGATTGGACGGTAGCGTCCTGCATAACTCATCTCCTTTTGTAGAGCTTCTAAGGTTCGATACAGATATGGCGTTAAATCCAATCTTGGG